ATCATTGAACCGGAATTTATTGCTTGATTTGAATCTGGCTTTGGCATCTCTGCTCCTTTAAAGACTGTTTTACAGTGAACTCATAAATAATAGTTGTCAAGAACTCTTAGGATTTTCAACTATACCCTTCTTTTTACAAAAAGCATTCAGATCCTTCCGGCCATCTATAGGCCTTTCAGAGTCATCTTGAATCGTGGCCTTGAGCCTATTTGTCAGCCATACCGGATGATCGTCGTGAGGCGTAAAACTCGAAACGATCCTGATTGCAGGTTCGTGGCACTTTGGGCAAATTATTACTTCAGGGCGAAATGCCATCTGGCATACATGCTCAACGACTTCGTGACAGTGAGGACATTCATATTCATATGTAGGCATTACTCCCCCCTGTTACCTTTCAGCCCATTGACGGCCCATTGCAGGGTAAACCCTAGGCATTTCCAAAATACATCGTCAATTTTCGGCTCACAGCGTGCCATACCTACTTCCATACTGAAATTCTCGGGATCAACGCATGAACTTACTTCATAAACACGAAAACCGGTAAGGCCCGTTGCGCTGACCATTGCTGTATTTGCATCGATCTTTGTCGCAGATAAATCTCCCCGCATAGCCTTAACCATACTTGGAGAAATTATCGTCGGATCATAACCCATCTCAAGATACTCGTCTTCAAAGGCAGCCTTGGGCGCAAAGCAATACTCACCCAGACTGTTCTTTACAGCATAGCCCTGTGCAGAGCCGTCTTCTCTGTCCTGAATACCGCCAGCACCATATTTTTTGCTAAATTCAAGCAGCGTGGTTGGTTCTGCCTGACACGTCCTTACGCCAAGATATGTTTTCATTCTGTAATCCTCACCGTTTCTTCAGCAACGTATTTATATTTACCCGTAACCGGATCGTACAGCTTGCCCTTGTCTTCGGTTGGTTTGCTTACTTTAAATTTAAGCAATGCAAGTTTCCGTAGGTTGCCATTATCAATGTCATCCACAATACAAACGCCAGGAACAAACGTGAGTGCTTCGGCAACGTGAGTGCCTTGCTGAGTAGTAACTTGGACAACGCAACCAACATGGGGAATCTCCATTGCTTTCGTTGACTTCATCCAGCCTTCCTTCTCGGAATAAGCTTTGCAAAGAAGCTTGAACATATCACCATCGCCTACGACGCAGAGATCTCTGACGTTATCATGCGCACCACTTACATCGGAATTTTTGTATGTCTTGTTGTATCCTGCCATTACGATTGACCTCCCTGTTGAGCTTTGGGAATTCCAGGTTTAGCTGGTGCCCCGGGCTGACCCATACCGCCCGTACCAGAATCTCCCGGTCCACCCTGCGGTTGCATAAGCTGTTGCTTGAGCTGGATTGCAAATTCTTCCGGCATACCTGCAGCGATAAGAACCTGAAAAGCAGTATCAAGCTGAGTTTCGCCCATACGCTCGATGACTTCTTTCCATTTATCAAATTTGAGTTTTTCGAGAAGTGCTCTGCGATCTATGGCCCCAGCACCAAAAAGCTCCATAGCCTGTTGCTGTTCCTGAGCTTCAGTTTTGGCAACAGTAGAGCCGGATTCCACAAGGTAATCAAACTTAAACCCTGACATTTGAATACCGGACAACTCATATTGCTCATCGCCTACGGTGACCACTTCTGCATCTGCGCCGAAGTTTTGATAGAACGATATAAAACTTCGGCCACGTTCACGTACAAGTCTGTCAACTGCACGGATCTTTGCACGAACCAAGACAGCTCCTCGCTCCTGAAGCATTCCAATGGCAGAAGCGGCGATCACTTGCCCAGGAGCAGAACCTCGATCTGCATCTTCGACTTGAGATATTCTATCGAAAAATGCGAGAAGGGTATCGAGAGCCTGAAATAGCCAGCTTGGCGGGTTAGGCATAGAAAGCCAGCGAATTGCATTTGCTGTATTCGAGGAAGCTGGTTGTATGACAAGTCGTGGTATGTATCTGATTTTGGAAATCGGAACATTGCAATCCTTGGGTAGAATCAGCGGAGGATGAAGAGACATTTTAAGGTAAGACATAATCATCGACCACAATTCATCTATGGCCAGATTGATATCTGCGGTCATTTCAGCCATCGAAAAACCCCAGAGACTTGCAGTATCTTCATACGAGTTTGATTTGTAGAACGGAAACCTGTCATACAAATACGTCTCTTTGACAATATCTTCCGGCATGTTCCAGTTTACGTTTGGATTCGGAATATCGTCTAAGACTGTATTGCCTGAGTTTGTTATCGTAACAACCCGAATATTTCCCGGATATTTCGATACGACTCTTTTTTCAAAAACAGTTGCAGGCTCTCCTGTTTCCGGATCAGAGACCTGCACTGGCACTTGCTTTGTGATCGTAGAGTAATCTCTGACCCATATTTCCTGAATCAAACATCTATCACCACGGTAATAGCTTGACCGTGGAGTTGGCGAAGTCAAAACATGGCTAGAAGAAATCGGCTGAACAGAATCGCTTCCAGACATTGTATGCGTCGGTACGGCTAAAACATTCTCTTCACGTTCTTCCCCTAAAATCTGTCTGATTTCCTGATCGTCTGTAAGATCTTTTTTGTCAAACTTTTCTTCAGCAACGTCCACAGGAAGCGTGTATAGATGGACAAGATATGGCGCATCGTTAAGTGTTCGCCAATTTCCCGGGGCGGGTAAGAACGCAAATGGGTCGAGAACAACAGGGCGTGGTGCTTTCTTTTTCGAATCGTAAATAACCTTTTCTGTTGTAATACCATAAATTTCCTGATTGAACACGGAGCTTGTAAGAGAAGCCTGCTGCTCTTCCATAGAGTTCCACATTGCGAGCTTCGTTGACATGACGTCGTCTGCTCCATTTGTAGCTCCATCTGTAGATTTTGCTGTAGCAACAGGAGCCCGAGCCGTAATATTTGCAACAGTTCGTTGAATATTTGCTGCAAGAAAGTTCAGTGAAAGCCTGCGAGCTTTATTCTTCATAACACGCATTGTTGATTCGGGCCAATGCTTCGATCTATAAAGCCTGTGATTGTCGTTCCAACGAGACTCCAAACATAATCTATCTCGCTCTGACAATGCTTCTTCAAACAGCTTGAAGAAAAACAACCCACAGTCGGCATGACCTTCCGGCGGCATGTCGGATATCGACCAATCATGCTTATTGGCTATGCTTGTCTTGGGTTCTGTTTCCTTGCCTAATTTATCACTCTGCACTTTCAACCTCCGGTAGTTTTGTCAGCTTCTCGCCTGCATCTTCTTCTGCAATACCAAGCTGTGATGGCGAGAACCTTGCCTTTATCGTATGCTCTTTGTCACGATAAAGATTTTTCCGAATGTCTTTGTACGGAGAATAACAACTCGGGCACACAAGGCAGTCGCCCTGTATTTCGACAGAATTTGGAAATGCTTCCCAGTTCTCTCCGTTTACACCGTACCGATCAAGAAGTTTGAACATTGAGCCATTGAAACTTCTTGTAAAATCAAGTTTCGTGGTCGTTTTATGAAATACCTGTCCACATGCCGAACATCTCAGGAAGTATGTAATGTCTTTCTTGGGCCTTCCAGCTTTACTTTTTTTCATGAGCTATTCCTTACAGACCTGAGTTGCGTAGTTGTTTTGAAAATTCATCGTTTCTGTTCAGAATGCGAGATAAAGCACTGTCTACTTTGGGGCTAAATTCTTCGTCGTCAGGATTTAAAGGCTCTTCGTTCCCCTGTAATACTGTATTCGAGTCTTCGTTGGTAAGATACTCGTCTACTGCCTGCGATGCAAGGCCTGTGACTGGCTCTGGTGTTTTCGCTCGGCTTTCAAACATGTGTGTCCCGACGAATTTTGTCTTAAAGACAAGAAGACCCCCAAGCAGTACGCCGAAAAAAGAAATCATTGAAACCATGAAAATCAAAATCAATGCTCCGTAAACTAACGCACTTATGCTAAGATTAACCATAAATCCAAACCTCCCTATAAAATATTTATAATCCGAATTTCTCACCAGCGAGCCAAGTCTATCATCGGGTCGTCGAACGAAAATAGATCACCACTGGCCGGAGTTTCCAGGTCAGCAGCTTCATCCAAGTCTTGTGTTTCGATTTGCTCAAATTCCTTTTCCATAGGAGATTGAAACCTCTCCATCTCCGATTCCCGGGGGCCAGCCGAAGGCCTTGCCATACAAACGTACCGACATTCATCTGCAATGTGATCCTCTTGAGTTGTATCCATATCTTCAAAATTATGGTCATCTCGCTCAAGAGTCGGCGTTATGCGAATAAAATTATCGCAATTTTCTGTAACGTAAAAAAGCGGCTCGTAGATAGGCATGTATGAAGAGTTACTATCGTCAAGATCATCCCGAGTCTCATTGTCGTCTTGATCGCAATCGGCAACTTTGACCGTATCAATGACACGTCCACGCATTACCGACCGCATTGCATCCCAACCGGATATTCTCTGATTATCTCCCCGTCGCCATACAATGCCCACAACGGCCATTTTCTCTGCGATAGACGGCCCATCTTCCTGCTTGAAAATAGCTGGATCGGCTATTCTGTCTACGTCAGCACCATAGCCGAGAAGCTTGTACTGCTTTTCGAGTACGATCATGCGTTCTGCAATCTTCTGTGAATCTAATCGAAGGCCAGTATTCGGTGAATCTTTTACACAGCCGTACCACTCAAAATATCTTACTATCGCTCCCCGGGGGAGCGCACGGCCAAGTTCCGGAACAAACTCACCGGAAGCCACTGCATACCAGCCGACAGAAAACGGTTTGGCCGAACCAAAGTCGAATCCCACAAGACGCTGCCAATGCTTTGGAATTCTGAACTGCGGCAGGATATTCTTCGTACCCCACACGTCCGTAAAGAACCCGCCCATGATTACATCCCAATCGCCTTCAAGCCATGCACGTCTGAGCATTGGGTCACGAATAGATTTGAGTCTGTTTACATATTTGGGGTCATTTGCACACAGGACTTTGTTATCATCTACGCTCGATGGAATGAAAACCATCGTTTCACCAGAATCGTCACGCATAAACTGGCCAGGAAGAATACTATTCTCAAGACCAATTCGACCTAACTTGAACCGTGCCTGAACCTGAGCGTGACCAGCTCCGCCGGGATTGCCTGTCAAAAACATTCGGCACTCAACACCGTGGGGAGAACGCATACAGCCTTTGAACTGTTCGATCATCTGATCGATGAACCCAAACTGGCAAGCCTCTTCAACAGATATCTCTGTATTTTTGTTGACAACCCCTGTATTGTACGAGATATAGTGGTTAGCATCTTCCACGGTTATGTCATAAACCGTACACTTTCCACAAGGAGTTATTAAGCATGTCCCGCACGAATTTCTTTCCGTTACCTCTCGAATCTTGCCGGAATAAGGATGCACGTACTTGGGTAAATCCAGACGGATATATTCTGGAATATTGCCCTGCACATCCAAAAGCTTCCGTGAAAAACCGTGGGTGCTTTTATCAGCACAGGCTTGTGATGGAAGAATATCTAGGCCGTCTTCTCGATACGCTGGAAGAAGTTCATCATATGAACGAGAGTTGTAGCGATAACCGGATAGAAAATCTCGAACTGATACTGAAGAGCAATCACATGCGTCAACATATGCTGAAAAATCACAGGACGAAACCTCTGAACGATCCAAGCTTCGTAAAACTGGTACAGCAGGGAGCCTCTGATCCAGACTTGTCAAAGAAACACTTTGTCGAAAAATCTGAGATAAGTACATCGACGGTAAGTCGTATTCAGGCAAAATACAAAATTCGCTGGATCTCTCCGTTTGAAAAGAAGCTTGATCGAGTACTTGTCCTGCGAGTATTGCAGGAATTTTCACGACCGGAAGCTCTGAAGATTCTAAACTGTTCCATTCAGTTCCTTTGGAATAAGTTTCCATCAGAGATGCGTAGGACTGCCAACCGTAAGCTGAAAGTATGGGGTGTTTCAGAGGATGAACCTGCGTCCCAAACTGATTCTTGAGTTCCACACATTCGTCTTCTCTCGGTGGCATGACTCGAGTTACAGCCTTCGGGCCTTCTAATGTCCGTATCGTGTCGCCAACTTTTAACTCTTGAATTCTCTTGCCAGAGCCGTCAGCCATAAGAATTCTTGTATTTTTGGCCACACAAAACTGCTGACCCTGAAAGAACTCAAGCTTGTCTGGACGTTCTATGGCCGTAAGCAAAACCATCGCACCGTTGTTGAAGACCAATCTATTTGTCTGATTATCCCCGCCCTTTAACTCCGCTGGCAGGCCAAACCTTATAAGCTCTTTAAGTCTACGACGGAGCTCAGCAAAATGTTTGTAGTTCTTACGAACAAACAATCCATTCCATTTAAAACCGTTACGCATTGCCCCTAAGACCTGTCGACCCATAGCGCAGTCTGTCTTCCCGCCACCACGAGATCCGCCAAAAAAAACAATATCCGCAGGACAAACGCAGGCCATTACTTGCGGCCCGGGCTGCGGTGACCAAATTTTAGATATATCCATTTAGCTTTTTCCTATGAGATTCGTGTATTCCACAGTTCCTCTTTCCTCGTGGCTCGTATCACTTTTTGATTTTAGCTACAAGTTTTTCTTGGCTTACGTTTTGCGTTTTTCTTTTTACTTTTTCTTTTTGCCTTTTTTGCCAATTATTCCAAGGTGGCCAATTATTCGGCATTCCACACGGCATCTCTTACTGATGCGTGCCGAGTTACGTCAAATTTCCAGAATTTTTGTGTGACAGGCCGGGACCGAGGCGGGTGATGCGTGCCGGG